TGACACCAAGGAATGGATAGAAGTCAAGGGCTATCTTGACGACAAGAGCAAGCTAAAAATAAAAAGATTTAAGAAATATTATCCCGAGGAATTTAGTAAACTGACGTTCATTATAAGTAGGTACTCTGCTGAGGCAATTAGATTTGCAATAGAGATCGAAATGCCAAGAGTAATCTTTTATGAGGACATTAGAAACGAATACGCTAGACTAATTGTAAATTGGGAAGGTAAGTAATGTCTTCCTATAAAGAGCAATATTACAATCTAGAAGAAAACGAAATGCAGGACCTCATTGCTTTAGCCAAAGATGGCTCAGAAGAAGCGAAGAGCGAACTGTTAAAAGTATTCAACAACTTTCTTACTAAGTACGTCACTATGTTATTTGTTGGAAAGTATAGTTTTTCCGACTATGATATAAGAAGATTCATATCTTTGTTTGTCAAGGACAACTTTGTCAGATATGCCTTGATGAAAAATAAGTTAAACCAAGCTGGTTATAAACATGTAAATGAATGCATAAGCGGAATTCTCTACATGGTAAAAAGATATTGCGATGAAATAGACGTGCAGCAAACTGTAAGACTTACATTTTTTCAGTGCATAAATAGGTATGAAAAAAAGGAATCTGAAAAAGGACCTATTCCATTCAGCGCATTTCTTTATAGTTACTTTTTGTATTTGTTGAAAAAAAATGTTGACACCATGCTCATAAGTCAGATAGGTAGAAAGTCCTTTCCGCTTATAACACAAGATGATATAAGCCGGAGATGGTGAGATTGATGACCGAATTGTTTCTGGAGTGTACATAGACACAGAAGAGTATGCTACCATAGACGTGCCATTCAGTAATGAAGTAGATGAATTTTGGGTTCTAGGAGAGGAAACTGATGCACTATTCAGTAGACTTTCTGTTCAGGAAAGACAATTAATTAAGTGGAGATATATTGATAATAAAAGATCTTCAGAAATAGCTCTTAAAATTACAGAACATCCAAATACTGTAAGAGAACATATAACCAAAATAAAAGAAAAACTTAAAGTTATTCTAAAAGAACCGGGCATGAAAGATTACAGAGATCTTCTAAAAAACTTCTTTGCTAATCTTGAAGAAGAAGAAGAAGAAGAAGAAAATTCTAAAAAAGAAACAAAAAAATGACCAACTTTTCAATTTCAAAACAATTTTTAGATAAAGTTCCCAATATAATTGGTCCTCAAATTGAGGAATTTATTAATGCCATAAGTTCAAAAGAAGAACTAGATAAATATTACATAGAAATACCTGATCCGAATTATGTAGATCTTACACTTAACGACGTAGCATCATTGGTTGCAAGAGCATCAAATGTCTACGGTAGATCTGCCAGATTTGCTGGATTTGCAAGAGCTCAATACAAGTTACTTGAAGCACAGTATAAGAGAATATACAAAGCTAATAGGGTTGGCAAGAATGAAGCTGAAAGAGAAGCTGCAGCTGCAGCTGCCTCGGACGAGCAGTATGTTGCACTTATGACCATGGAATCTGTCGTTCATTTGGCTGAATCGATGGAGTTAGCTGCTAGAATATCTTCAGAGTCAGCAAGAAAATTAATGGACAAAATGCAGTCGATGCAAGTCGCATCTGCTAGAGAAGATAAGGGTTTCTTTTCTGAAAAAGATTTTTCTACCTTTTAAAGGAGTATCAGTGTACGTAGCTCATTATAAGTCAGTTCATTCTGCAAACGAATTCTATTCATCAAAGAGAAAGAGTCTGGACTTCCCAACACAAGTTGAGCACAAGGGGAGTAGATATCTGCTGTATGCGACCCACATAGTTGCTACAAAAAATCAGGAATTAAACATCAAAACTAGGGCAAAAGAGTTGGGCATTCCCTTTGGAATTAAGTTAGGTTAACTTGAATATAGAAGTCTTTTGCGATGGTGCTTCTAGGGGACAAGGCCAAAAAAAGTTTGGTGAAGCTGCATGTGCGGTAGTCGTCTATAAAAACAAAAAGAAGATGGCCCAGTTTGCCAGAGGTCTTGGATCAAAAACCAACAATGAAGCTGAATACGAGGCGGTCATAGCATCATTGCTCATTTGTACTATGTCTGATTTTATTGATCCAATCATATATACTGACTCTGCAGTAGTAGCAAACCATGTAAATCAAAAGTGGGCGTGCAAAAATCCTAGCTTGGTACCCCTTTTAATGACGATAGAAGAAATAAAATCAGAGTATAGATTCAGGCTAATGCAGGTTCCGAGAATAGTTGTATCTGAACCCGATGCCTTAGCAAACCAATTTCTGGATCAACTTGAAATTAGAAAAGAAACCAACCAAAAAAAGTGGTATAATAACAATCATGGAAAAACTCGCAAAAGATAACCCAATTATTATTGGCCTAGCAGGTAAAGCTGGAGCTGGGAAAACAAGTGTCGCAGAGCAGATAGTTCCCAAAGGCGCCATAGAATCTATAAAGGATGGCATGAAATGGGACCATATATTCTTTGCGCTTCCTCTTTATGAAATGGCTTCTATTAGGAAGAACATAAAGGGAGAAAGAGAGAAGTCGAGAAAACTATTTGCCCTGCACGAGGTTTTATACGATGTGTACGGTGGATCAGCAATTGGATCCATACCAGACTATGATTCTTTTATTGAATTAGTGAACAAGATATATTCACTACACATTGAGCCAGAGGGCACAAAGCCAAGAACTTTCCTTCAGGGAGCCGGAGATCTCTGTAGGTCGTATGACTACGACTGCTTTGCCAAGTGGGGTATTTTGCGATCGAAAAAGATCTATCGAGATGCACTAAGATCCATGGATGAGCAGGAAGAAATGAGCGTGGGTGTCATTATTTCTGATGTTAGATACCCAAATGAAGCTCAAATAATACTCGATCAGCCAAACGGTTTTGTGGTATGCTTTGACGCTACCCAGGAAACTCTCGATGCCAGACTTATGAAGCGCGATGGAAAGGTTATGTCCCCAGAAGCCGCTGAGCATTCCTCTGAAAAACAGATGGATATCATCAAGGAAATGGCCAGTATTGTGATAGATACCAATGGTCTTGACATTGAGCAGCAGACCAGTGCAACATTACAGTTCGTCAACAAAATAAAAGAGGAATTAAATGCCTAAGATAACACAAAATGCCGAAGAACAATCAAATGGATCACCAATAGACCAGGTTGTTTCTGCCCTAACTGGTGAGATTTCGCTTTCCAGCACTCCAATATTCATATGTGGTGTCAATCGCAAGATCAATATTGGCAACTTTGAAAACGTAGATGTATATGCGGGAATAACAATCCCACTTGATGGGATAAATCCGCAAGATAGAGAAGCATTTTCGGATGCGGTTAGGGACGCCGCGGCCTATGGCTTCTCCTTGGTCTCCAGAGAAACTGGTGAGAGATATACTTTGATAAAGGAATCTCAGCAAACTGGTAGGTAATTTTTACACCTACCAAGTTACTATGAATAAAGTAAAATTAAAACAAAACTAAAACAGAGGTTAAAATGTTCAAGAAACTAACGGCAAAAATTAAGACAGTTGTTTTCAGAGTGCAGAAGCTCGATCCAAATAGCCCAATGGCTAAGGCTCAGTCAAAGCTTATCGATGACATCGCAGGTGTTGCCGAGGATGCAGCCAAGGATATTGCAGCTTCCGCAAAAAAGGAAGTCGAAGAGGCAGTGCAGGAAGTCAAAAAGAAGGCTGTCAAGAAGGCTCCAGCCAAGAAGGCTGCAGCACCAAAGAACACTACCAAGAAGTAGTCAACAGCTAGATGAGCCTTGCAAAGTTCAGAAAAATTATTAAGGGTGGAAAAAAACCCAAGCCTAATAAATAGGATCACTTATGGCTTTTAAGCAAAAGATATATATAAGTGGCCCTAGAATGGGCACCAACAATTATATGAACGGAATAGAATTACCTGCACAAAAAAAGAAAGTTAAAAAGGCAAAGAAAAGGAAAAAGTAATGGCAATTAAAAAAGGCTCAGAAACTTTTGCTGGCTATAACAAGCCAAAGCGTACACCAAGTCATCCTAAAAAGTCCCATGCCGTACTTGCAAAATCGGGATCTAAAGTAAAGTTAATTAGATTTGGTCAGCAAGGTGTAAGTGGTTCACCAAAGAAAAAAGGTGAATCAACTTCATATAGAAAGCGCAGGGAATCTTTTAAGGCAAGGCACTCTGCAAATATTAAAAAAGGTGTAATGTCAGCTGCCTACTGGGCAGATAAAGTTAAGTGGTAGTTGACATTATATATAGTAAAATCCTAGGATAAATACAAAGGAGTAATATAATGGCAATGATGAAGAAGAAGCCAATGGATGGAAAGAAGATGCCAGCCAAGAAAATGTCCGGCTCAAAGATGATGGGCGGGAAGAAGATGACAGGCTCAAAGAAGAAGATGGGCTACTGATAGTGGCGGCCAAAAAAAAGGCTCAACCGAAGAAGTCTTCTTCGAAAATGAACGGGCTTACACCATCCCAGAAAAAACTTCCTCCATTTATTCAAGCAGCGATTGCTAAGAAGAAAAAAAAGAAGTAGTCATGGCTAAGAAGAAGTCCCTTTTCCAAAAAAAAGTTACTAAAGTAATGGATGAATTTGGGAAAGGGACTCTTCACTCTGGTAAGGGTGGTCCAGTAGTTAAGAATAAAAAACAAGCTGTCGCTATTGCTATTTCGGTAGCTAATAGAAAATCAAAAAAAACCAAACCAAAGAAAAAATAGGAGAATCAAAATGGGCAAAGTTGCTTGGGATTATATTGTTCCAGTAAAACAACCTTCAGACCTTAAAGGTACTACGCCAGGCAAACTGCCTGAGAGTCTTCTAGTTAAAGTTCCTGGTGGACGGAAAGCTCCACTGGGCAGCTGCATATGCCTGGATGGCAATGATCGAAGCCGCAAAGACTGATGGGCTTGAGCTCAAGCCAACATCATCTGCAGATACCTATAGAACTTATGAGTCGCAGCTAGCTGCATTCAAACAGCGCTACACAACCACTCCAAATGCTAATGCAACCCGCACATTTGAAGGCAAGAAGTGGTATAAGAAAGATCCAAAGCTAGCATCACTTGCATCTCCTGGAACCTCCCAACACAACAGCGGACTTGCCGTAGATGTCGCCAATGCTGGAGAGCCAAAGAGAATCAATTGGCTGATTGCTAATGTGAAAAAGTTTGGTTTCTCCTGGGAAGTTGTTCCAGAGGAGCCTTGGCACATCCGTTATGTTTGCGGCGACGCACTTCCGGAGGCAGTTGCTGCGTATATGAGCGCAAACGGGCTCGCAAAGCCTGCTGGTGGTGCGTCTACTGCTTCCGTACCACCAGCAGGTGGAGCTAGCGCTGGTGGAGACGATGGTGGAGATCTGAACCCTGGAGATTCAGGCCCACGCGTTGCCAAGCTTCAGGAAGAACTTGCTGAAAAAGGATTTTACAAGGG